ATGAGGTAGCCGTATACGGAACAACAAGGTCATCTGCTGGAACAAACTTAGAAACAGCTCGTCCCAATAAATCATCGTAGTAAACTTTTTTAAAAGTAGAACCTGAAAGAGGTAGGTAGAATAACATTTGATCAAAGTCAGATTCATATTCTTGCATCTGATCCATGATCTGATAGTTCATAAAATTTTTAACTCTTTGTGCTTGCATTTCTTTCATAGGATCTGATTTACCCATTACCATTGTTCTAACAGGTCCATCTGCAGGCAGTAATTCTTTGTAAGCTAATGCTTGAAATTGTGTAACAGCTTCAGCTAGCACAGGGTGAGTTGCACCGGATGCTCCTTGAAAAGGTTCTGTTCTGTTTGTGTATTTAAATCCTAATAAATCAAGACCGGTAATATATGCTCGTTCCCATTCTTTACGAGACATTTTATATTCCATGTAGTCTTGTTGTAACTGACTACCCATAGCATCAGTATCTTCTTCTGGAAGTAATTCATTTAAGTTTGCAAAAAAATCACCTTCTTCAGGTGCAGGCATTTGACTTGGATCAAAATCAATTGTAGCCCCTTCTTCGTCTTCTGTAACTTCTACTGGTCCTTTTAATTCTTCAATCTCCTCAACATCAACCTCTTCTGCAACTTCGTCAGGTCGTTTATCATTAGGGAGAGACTTATCTATATCTGCCATATATTTTCTCCTAGACTTTCTTAGCTTGTTTTTGTGGTAATTTCAACCCTTGTGATAGGGGTCCTTTTTTAGGTGGCACTGCCCACCATTTAAAACCAGGATTAGTTTTTTTCACTAATGTTGGATTTTGTTTATTTGTTGGTTTATTCTTTATACTCATATTTACTCCTTAATGTTGTTATACCACCTTCTGAAAATTTTTCTGAATCTGCACTAAAAAAACCAGGATACTTTGATGCTTGACGAATATTGTATCTACTTGTTAGTTCTTCTAATGCATTCATATTAGATCCAGGAAAAGAATATTCACTTAAGCTGCCTCTAGGTTTTATATTATATTTTTTTTCATAATACTGTCTTTCAGCATCTGGTAGTTCTGTTTTTTCATAATCTTTGTAAGTTATAGGTCTAAAATCTTTTGGTTCTTCTTCTGGAATAGACATATAATCTTGTATCCCAGGATTTAAAGATGGAGTTCTAACATCTTTTAATTCATCAAAACCAAAAATAGAACTAAATCCTTTTTTAGCCATTCGTGTTGCTTCCATTTCATCCTGTAATGATTTCATTTCTAAAGATTTAGCTGTGCCTGGCGTCATGACATTTTCTGTTAAAGTTTTAACTTTTTTCATAACATTTTCATCATCTTTATCTTGTTGTTTTTGTGTATATACAGAAGTGCCATCAATCATTCCATAACCACCATCATCAACTAATCTAGATTCAACATTACTTTGTATTCCTTCTATATCTTTTAATACATCATTATATGTCATTACATCTTCAACATATTTTTTCATGTTAGCTGGTACTTTACCAGACTCTAATAAATTTTTAGCTTCAGCATATTTTTTTGTGTAAGGTAGGAAAGATTTTGTTAACCAGTTGTTAGCTAACGATTCATTTAATGGTGTGCCTTTTCGAATAACATCATCAGTAATTACACCACCTTCCCACGCTGCCATAAAACCCAAAGCTGCTGGGCCAATTAAATTTTTAATTTTTAATAATTCTTTTGGGTTAGCAATATTTTTTATAAGATTACCACCACCTTTTAATACATCTTTTGTAGCTTTAGAATAATTTCCTGATTTTAAATCATTAATAAATCTTGCAACTCCTTTTTTACCACATTCAGTTAATGACCCACCTGGTGTTCCGTTAGAAAATAAAATTCTACCACCTGCTGCTCTACCACAACCTGCTTTTTCTAAAGCAGCTGCAAGTTTTTTAAAATCTTTCTTTTTAAATATACTAAGATCTTCTTCTACTCCTGAAACAATTTTTTTAAAATCACCTTTAGGAGAAAGTTTTCTACCACCAAATTTTTGTCCATCTGTTTCAACTCTAATTCCTTTTGCTGTTAGTTCTGCACTTCTATCTAAATTACCTTTTGATATTTGTTGTTCTATTGTGTCTGCTAGTTTATTTAAATCTTTTCTTAATAATTGAAAATTACCTGTAGCTTCATTCCTAACACCTTTTGTATGATGTATTTCAATAGCTCTTTTAGCTCTGTTTATACCTCCTTTATCTTTAGATAAATATTGTAATAAATCATTTAACAAAATTTTATTTGGATCAAAACCTTCTGGTAATAATTTAACAATATTGGAATATTTAGAAACAGGTGTTTTAGAAAGATTTGCAACATCGTAATATTTTTGTACTTCTGCAAAGTTTGGTAAATTTTTTATAGTATCAATATTGTATGTTTTAGGTTTTTTACCCGTTTTATCTATCATACCAATAATTTTATTTGTTTTTGATATAGGTTTATTTGGTTTTTGTAGGACAGGTTCATAACTATCATTACCTAAAGCAGCCGCTCTATCCATTTGCGCCATTGTCCAACCACCTGCAGTTCTTAAATCAAAACCAAATCTAAAAGGTTTAGGGTCATCAAAATATGTTTGTATTTTTTTGTATAAATTACCATCGCTAGCAGGCACGCCATATTTACTAGCTCTAGTAAAATCAAATTTTACATAAGGGAACTCCTTTATTAATTCTTCCTGCATGTATTTTGGTAAACCTGGAAAAGCTTTTTTATAACCTCTTTTTACAAATCTAAAAACGCTGTCATATTCTGCGTCTGTTGGAGCAAATCCTAATTTTCTTTTTGGTCCAAACTTTGCGTTAGGAAATTGTTTTAAAATTTTATTTTGATTTGTTTTAGAAAACTCAGTGTCTTGGGTTTTAACTACAAATTTGTATGTACCTGTTCTTCTATGATGATCTCGAATCTTTGAATATACTTTGTTTTTTTTCTTTTCTTTTGTAAGAGTTTTATCTGTCTTTAAATTATCAAAATCAGTGTTATAAAAATATTGAGAACCTTTATTTAATTCTGATTTAGGTATTGTTTTACCAAACGGTTTGTCATATCCTTTTTTAGTTCTAGTTTTCTTTTCCCATTCTTTACCCTCTTCTATGCTATCAAAGTATTCTACTCTTTGAGGAGAGCTACCAACCATAAATTTATATTTATCTTTGTTTGGTCCTGTTTTTATTTGTCCACCATATTGGTACATGTTCCGTGGTCCAGGGACCTTGGAGCCTGGATTGTAATCATCTTCGTACATTTCTAGAATTGTTTCTATATCCATTATTCCCCTAACATAGTTGTAAGACCACCTTGAGCTTGTAGCTTACGGTCTTTAGTAATTATATTTTTTTGTATGTTTTCTAGTTCTAATAATCCTTGTTCTGTAATTTTAGGAGTAGGTTTTTTACCAGCAGCTTTTGATACTTGTGATGCTAAAGTATCAGCCATTTGTTCAGATGTTTCTTTATCCATACCTCTTTCCATCAAATCTTTTATTATTTTATTTTTATAATCTATAAGATCATCATCTATTTTTTTAATTTTTCGTGAAGTACCTATAATATTTCCCACCATATCAGATCGATCTGTTTTTGTTTTACCAATCATGTCTTGAATTATTTTATCTAAACCTTCTGGTGCTTGTGAATTAACTCTACCCATATATTGGGGATCATTTAAAAGTTTTTGAAATTGTTTAGGATTTATCATTTTTAAAATCTCAGCAGGGCTTTTGTTATTTGAACTACCTTGAGACATATATTTTAACATGTTTTTAAGTAATCCTTTTCCTGCAGTTAGTCCTCCACCTAAAAATAAACCAATACGACCGCCATCTGAATTTGGTTTACGAATCATTTCATCAGTAACATCTAAGTTTTCTAGTTTTTTAACATTATTTAATTTTTGCATCATTTCTAATTTACCTGCGTAGTCTCGACCACTACCGAGTCTAATTAATTGTCCTTCGATACCTTCTGTGCCACCACTACCTACAATAAAATCTTCTACCATTTCATCATCCATGTGAGGCAAGAATTTTTGCATGTACATTTTTAAACCTTCTGCGTCTTTGTTTCTAAACATTTCTACAACTTCTAACATTCCTCTGTGCATCTCAGGATCGTTTTCAATCATGTTTTGAAATTTTTCTTTACCAAATACTTTTTCTAAGAATCTACGTGATGTGCTGTTAATACCAAGCTTAGCAAGACTACCTGCGCTAAAACCAATACGACCGCCGTCTGCTTTTAATTGATCTCTATTAAAAGGTGCTATATCTTCAAACATACTTCCTTCTTCCATAACTTCATCTGGTACACCTGGTTCAACATCTTTCATCTTACCATCTGAATCAGGTCTTGCAGTATATTCTTCATACTCTTCAACTTTTCTAGATCCTTTTTTACCTTTTAAAGGCACCTCATCTACTCTAAGACTCATGTAAACATCTTCAGCAATGTTGTCATTATTTTTTATAATTTCTATATTACCTGCAAAGTCTTCTTCCATTGTGTAATCTTTATATTTGTATGCTTTAGCTTTATCTTGCGTTGCTAGGGTATCATCACCCATCAGTTTAATTTTTTCTACAAGTTTAAAAAAATACGGAGGAGGATTTCCAGATCCTGCAGCTTGTTTTACAGTTTCTGTTACAGCTTTTTTAGTTGTTTCTTTACCACCAATTCCTAATATACCTGTTTTAGCTGCAGCTACACCACCAGTTAAACTTGCGATTAATTTTAAAAATGCTCTACGGCCCATACCACCACCTGCAAACGGAATTCTCATGTTGTCATTATCTTCTGCAAGTAAATAATTTAATCCTGTTGATGTAGTGGCTTGATTACCTGGTGACATTAATCTAGTTCTTGCATTCAATGCATCCGCACCATGTCCAATGTCATCAAGACTCGGTTCAACATTTGTCATACCACCTGAATAGAATCCTGCACGACCTCCTTTGGCCATGTCTTCTGGATCAACAGGTATATCTCTTTCAAAAATATGATCTTCAGTATCTTGTAATATTTTTTTAGATTGTACTGATGTTAAATCTTTATAAGGACCTTTTCTACCAATTACAGAATTTGCTTCTTTCATAGCATCTATTGGTTTCATTTTGTTTATATTTTGTATTGTATATTCTATAAATTTTTCATTAATAGGTTCTTTGTTTAAATTAGAAGTTTTAAACATTTCTCTTCTTATAATTTTTTCACCCATTTTCATATTGTCTTCATCTACAAGGTCACCACTTTTTTTCATGGCGTCTATTTCTTCTTTAAAAGTTCTTTTTTGTGGAAACTCTATAACTTCACCTTTTTTACCAAATAATTTTTCGGTAATAGCTTTGCCTTCGGCACTATCTGCAGGTATTGCTCTAGGTTTGTTTGAGTTTTTAATTATATTTACAAATTTTAAAACATCTGCTTCTGATCTAATAAAATCATCTAATTGGTTTATAGGAATTCCTGCTTTTTGTAATATAGCTAAAAGCTCTCCAGTTTTAGCTTCGGCTTCTATTGCACTAGGTATACTTCTAATCCCTGAACCACGATTTCCAGTTAGTGATTTTGTAGCTACCGCTTTTATAAAATTTATTGCCGACATTAATAATACTCCTTTTTCCTAGGTTCTGACTTTTCGTCTTCGTAATCTTCTGGGTGAGGTAGGAAACCTCCCTGCCTGAATCGCATAACAGCCATAGTCATACTGTCGACTAAGTCATCATGATCGCCATATGGGAATGATGCACATTCCTCAATGACTTCTTCTGCAAAATTTCTATCTGGAGCCCAAATTAAACCAGCTTCAAATAGTGGTGCACAAGAATTTACTCGTACATGCTTATCATTACCACGACTTGGCGTAAAAGTCATCACTGGAATGTCCATTTGTCTAAGTTCATGCGTTAGAGGTGTGCCAGATGCTTTTTGCTCTACGATTACCATGTCAGGTTCCCAATATTTATATTGTTCAAGAGCTGCACGACGTAATTCTGGAAATTCAAACCTGTCTTTTACAGAATCTAGCAAAATTAAATTTGGTTTTGCATCTTCGTTTGGATAAAACACCCCCCAAGTTGTAATTGCACTGTAATCGGCAGTTTCTTTTTTTAAAAACGCCGTATCGTAGCTTTGAATAATATAATAACAATCTGGAAGATGATCTTTATCCCAAACTTGCCACCATTCACGTTTTATAAGTGCTCCTTCCTCAGAAGTTGGCTTTTGCATCCACTGTGCGTTCCATTTTCCAACAGGAAGTGTTGCTTTTACTTTTTCTAGCTCATCCATTTTCCAATATTGTGGCCAAACAGGTTTTTTACTATCTCCATCTCCTATAATTGCTGGAAACTCTACCACTTCCCACTGATCACCTTTAACATCTTTTTGATTATCTAATAATACTCCTGTTAAATCTTTTTTACTCCACCTTGTCATAACAAGTACGATCTTTGCACCAGGTTGTAGACGTTGTCTTGGACCTGATGTGTACCATTCATAAGCATTATCAAATGCACTTGCTGACATTGCGTCTTGCTCAGAGTGTGGATCGTCAATAATCAAGAGGTCTGCACCACGGCCCGTGATCGCACCACCAACACCAGCTGCAAAATACTCACCACCTTGTGCAGTTTCCCATCTACCTGCAGCCTGACTATCTTCTCTAAGTGTCGTATCAAATATTTTTTTGTAATCTTCACTATCAATTAGTGTTTTAGCTTTTCGACCAAACCTTACTGCAAGTTCTCCTGTGTGAGTTGCTTGAATGATTTTTAATTTTGGAGTACGGCCCACCATCCAGGCAGGAAGTAAGAATGATGCAAACTCAGACTTAGTATGTCTTGGTGGCATATTAACAATTAGTCTTGTAATTTTACCCGTAGCAAGGTCATTAAATTTTTTTGCTATAACTCTGTGATGAGGTCCCTCTATAAACTCAGGCCAAACAGCTTTGACAAAAGACATAAAGTCATCTTTTGCACGATTTTTAATTTTTTTTTCAGCTGCCATTACTTGTAACTGTAAAAGTTCTTTTCTAACGTCAGCAGGTAATTTACTTATATCTATATTATTTATATCCATAAAAATTTTTTTTAAAAATTTTTGCACCATCTTAGGTGTTCAATAAGTTTTTTACCACCATTAACTGTCTAAATCAAGCAATACAACCTAGAGTAGTGGGACCCCTTTTATATTTAAGGTGTACGACTTATATAGTCGCAAAGTTTATTGGCCTTGGTCCTGGTACCTCTATTGATTATATAAATTGTGTGGGTGGGTGAGTGTGTGTCCTACAGGACACACACTTGTTTGTGTATTAGTCTAACAGTACATAGTATTGATCAGTAAAGTATTTCTGAAACCATGTAATACCTTTACGCATTACATCGTAATGCTCTGACCATTCTGCATCCTTGATGTTGTAATAGATAGTAGCTGCAAAGTCTGGCAGTTCACATGTCTCGCTACTGTATGGGTTCTGGCATGTTCTCATGTCTGTTGCCTGGTCCATGTCTATGTTGTCAGCAAATGGCTTAGGTATTTTGTATGTCTTGTTGTTGTATGTTATGTTCATATTTCTCCTGTATTTGTTATAGGATTATCCTAGTCTATTTCGGTCCTATTGTCAACCCTTTCAATATTAAAACTTCCACCCCACCTGTTATCATTCTTAACCTTGGCATAACCGCCGCTCTCTCGTCTGTGTCTGATAAACTCTATCGGTCTACCCTGTTCAATGTTTTCCATATTAATATTCAACCATTCTGATTGACAACCTTGACTACAGAAATACTTACCTCTGGAATAATCATAGTAACCCTCTGGGTGGTTTTGATAATCCATTTGTGCCTCAGCATAACGACCTCGGACCACACCTCTAGATTTTAGAAACCTGTCCTGTGTGGTTTTAGTATGACAGGTTGGTCCTTGGCAAAAATATTTATTTGGCATTGCTATCCCCCTCTGTCATTTGAAATCTAGCTAATATCTTTGCATGGCTTTCTAAAGTTTTCTCTAGTACTGCAATCCTATCTTCTAGAAACTTAAACTTTTTTCTCTCATACATTTCTGCTTTGTTTTTGTCATGCAATTCAAAATGCTCGTCTGTTAATTGTGTCATTTTCTATCTCCTCTCAACCATTTTTGATGTTCTCTCTCATATCTTATTAGGTAATTTTGGTAATCAATATGTTCTTGGCTACCTTTAGCAAGAATAATACCAATACCAATAATACCAATTAGTGCAAACATTAAAATTATTCCTAACATTAGTTCGTTCATTAGTACCTCACTTTCCAACTGCCTTTGGCAGTTCTATAATTGTCTGCGTCCATGTCAAAGTATGTCATTAATTTTGCACCTTGTTTGCTAGTCCAAAATCTACATTTGTCAGTCCACTTTGCCT